GTCGTTTAAAGAGTTCCACTTCCTCTTGGCCCCAAAATCTAAATAGATCTTGGGGCCTGATACATTTAGCAACTTACTAGGCTTAGTCTATCAACTAAGCTCATGTAAGCAATTAACTGGGTATCATCTGCCATTGCTAATAGGCTTTCCATCATTTCATCGTCTGTAAAGCTTCTATTAGACTGTCTTTCTTCTTGGATTTTGTAGTCGTAATCTACATACGCATTCTCGTATTTTACTGCTGAGTCTAAATACATTTTAGCTCCACCTGTTTTCAGTATGGGCTTAGCACCTTTTGTGTATGGGTGCACTAATCTGTAGTATTTAGCTAGCATAGTATCTTTATTATTAATCCAACACATAGCTGAAGTTAATAAATCATTATTATATGAATCCATGTCCATAATACCAATTTTTACACTGAAATGCTCTTTGTGTAATATATTATCCATTTTTCTAGTAATTTTAAACCCTGCTTTTGTTTCTATTGCCATGGTTGAACAGAAATCGAAATCCACTATATATCCTACTTTTATAAATTTGGCTATTTGTCCTAGTCCCTTTGCAATTGTTGGTTCGTTTGTCCATTCTTTTTCTGTACAGAATAACTCATTTATTGACTTGAGCAATATTTCTAAGTCTGCTGGTGATATGAAAAATACTGTGTCGTCACCTTTTACCCAAACTTCATAGTCATTAATGTTAGCTCTGTCTGCTGAAAATCTCACATAACATGCCATTCTGATAGTATTCATTAGTGTAGTATCCATTGATCCACTAAATACCTTTCCTCTTACATTCATTGTACCATAGGATTCTATTTTTCCATTAACAACACAAGTTGGTTTGATGGTTCTGTTTTCTGCACAAGCTACTTCCATGAATAATTCTGGGTCTACATGCTCTACTTTGTCTTTGACTAAAGCGTATATTCTGTGGTCGACTATCTGTTTGATCTCATATAATTGAGTTAAGTCGAATCCTTTTCCGTCCAATTGTAGTGTAGATGTTAATCCTCTGAATGAGTATTCATCTAGTGCTTCTTCTTGAGCTCCCCAAGTTAGTGGTACTTTGTAACCTTTATAAAATTTCTTAAATACTTGTTCAAGTGCATAAGTTACCGGTCCCATACAATATTTATATTTGGAACCTGGTGAGCAAATGCATCTGGTTTTTGGGTTTTCTCCTACTTGCTTTTCTGGCTTGACAAAGTTAGTATAGGTGTTCATTTCTCTGAGGTCGTCTTTACATAAGTCCTTTATGAGTCCATCTGCTGGTGCAATAAATTCTTTTATTTCATTCTGTTTCTTTGCAGTTAGGTGGTTGAACCATGCTTTCTCACATATTATTAGATTATTATCTAAGGCTGGTATTATTTCATTCTGTAATACAACTTCAAACCAGTTCTTGAATTCATTTAGAATTTTGGGGTCATATGTAGGCATAGCTATTGCCATCCTTGACAAGCTAGATATATTGTTGGACCAACATGCATGATAGATTTTAGGTGGCTCAATATCGTCAATATCTTCCACTATCTTATACATTTTCTTTGTCGGTACATCTCCTGATGGGCAATTACATTCTCCTCCTGTTTTAAAGGTATGTTTAACTCCTTTACTAGTGAGTATATTCCACTTGACATTATTATCGAGCTCTTCTTTTCCTCCGGGGTATTTACAGCATACACTTTCAATTAATAATAATCCCTTGCTATTTGTTTTAGCATACACTGATTTTGCTCCTAGAACTACTGAAGCTGCAATTATGGTTGTTGCCATATACTTATTAACTAATATTTTTTTAAGAATTTTGACAACCATTAAACATATTATAGAAAGGTATTTGGCTATTGTGGCATTATATATTATTGTTAATATGGAGCTTATCACCACCCATATATACCATAGAGTTAAGACTGTATCGTTACCTCCGTTGTATCCTGCTACCATAAATAGACAACCCAACGCTATTGGGTTAAATAGTAATTGCAATAGGAAATCTATTAAAAAACCATTAATAAATATTTCCCTTGTGAATACTACGTCACTAACTATTAGCATGGCTACTAGTATTAAGTAGCATACTACAATGAATAAAAAGAAGGGTAATCGTACAAATAATACACGCAAATTTATATTGGCTGAACATGTTGTTTCTCCTGCACATATTGCATACTTGTCTAAGCAGTTGTTAAGTGCTGCAGATTCATCTGTAGTGATGTCACTCTTGTCTGGATGGAAGGCTGCTCTTGCATTTCTGATTTCTTTCTTAATTTCAGCTTGTGTGTATGTTCTATAAGGGCTCATTTCTAGACCTATTATATAACCATTTTCAGTACAGTTATCTAGTACCAATTTTTCCTGGAACCTATTTCTTTCAGTAGCACATATACATAGACCTACTAACATTATCAAGGCAACTCCGTATATTAGTTTATGGTTGTAATTTTTTGTTACCTTGTCTGTAGCATCTCTTACAAATACTCTGGCTGTGTTCATTGATACACATTGTTTTATTATAAAGCACACTGCCATTATACCTAGATGGGTCTCTATACTATTATTAAATACAAACCTTAATATGAACATAATGTAGGCTATCATAGATGAATATCCTGTTTTGTAAAGCATTATTACATCCAATAACATATATAAGAAAAAGAAGTGTTGCCATACCAATCCTAAGTCTGTGTCTACTTTTAGTAGCTTGGTGTTTTCTGAGGTCACTATTCTATCAACTGCTTTGAGAACTCTTTCTGATCTCTTCATAGCTTCAGTTGCAAATTCTGCCATTAAATCGGTGTTGGTGTTGCTTATTGTTCCTTCTTGTATGATAACTTTCTTAATCATGGTGACCAGCTCTTCTACTGGCCTACCTTCATAGGCATTTGTCAGTAAGGATATTTTCTTTACGCTTGCATTGATCTTTTCTTGGCTTATTGCTACCCAAGTTTCATGTTTGTTTTCATCTATGCTCAACATAGTGAAACTTCCTTTCTTACAAACCCTAATATATTTTGGGTTACCATTTAGCATAATCTTGTATAGTCCTTCTTTTTTTTCTATGTCAGCGAATTCTAGCTGGATGGCTTGGTCTAAACCGATTTTTTCTACTTCTTTTTCTTCAGCTACTACTCCGGTATATGTTGAGAAACTTACTAATCTCTTCCCTACTGGTGGTTGTGGCACAGTTGATTTCATCAATTCAAAGAGTCCATATATTGTGGCTCCTGTGTCAAACGTCTCCAAAGGTATAAAATTTATATAACCTCCATCGACTTCGATGTAAGGTTTTTCGGCTGTAACAAACATTAGATGTTCATATGTGTTCTCATTTCCTCTTGTTTCCATGGTAAATGAGTTTCCTTTTAGTACACAGATACCTTCTTGTTCTGTGGCAGATTCGGGTAGTAGGATAGCTTTTCCGCTTTTCTTAGGCATGTGTAATACATGCAATTGCCTCCTGTTATCATCTGCAAATTTTCTTATTAAAGTAGACCATAAGTAATATAAGGTGTCTACGGTGAATATGGTTTTATTACCAACATGTTGACATACTTGTTGTTCAACATCTGCTCCTTGTAAGCAACCACACCATGTTAAATTTTCAGTTTGTTGTGGATTTGCCATTATCATGTTCTGTTTTTCTCTATCACCATTAAACCCAGCTATTACTGGTCTGTTAAGCCATAAATTTCTATAGTTCATCCTTATAGTTCTTGCTGAACTTGCTATTTCGAATAATACTTCATCTGGTTGTATATAATTAAATACTAGCCCTTCTATTATAGAGCGTGCAGTATGTAGTCCACAGTGTAAATGTGCGTAAATTCCGTCTTGTGGGTAGGCTACTCTGAAGCCTTGTTTTATAAAATCTTCTGATTTTGTAGATACTTTTGCACCTTGTGCAATACGTTTGACAGCCGCTAGGTTTGCACCTTGCGCAATAAGTGGTTGCATTGCTGCTTCCACTAGGGGTGTCATGACAACACTCCTGTTATTTGAATTAGCTAAAGAATTAATATTCATTAACTAAAGAT